AATGAGCAGTAACGAAGACATGCGCGTTATCGGTTATTTGGATATGCGAAAAGCAATCCTTAAATTCATAAATGACAGCGGAATATCGGCTTATGATATTTGCCGTATAAGTAAAGATTTATGCTGCTGTCGAACCTGCCGCTTTTTCGTCCAGCATTACGCAAAAGACGGAAAGCCTGTTGATTTTGGGCATTGCATAAAAGGGAATGTTTTTAGATCAAAAAATCCTAATATGCAAAGCTGTGGTTTTTGGTCGTTATGGTTTTACTGGTCGCCATTTTTGGTGGCTTGTTCGCCCCGCTCATTCTTATAGTGCATTATTCTTCTCTTTGGTGGGCAACTGCTTATTTAATTACAATACCAATGTCCATTGCTGCTCTTTTATACATGGAGGATGTAATATGAAAAAGTATCTAAATCGGCAGGAGTGCTGCGACTGGCTTTTCCTCTGCGCCATGTTCGACCAGATCGACAGGATCGTGGAAGATTGGGGCGATAATCTGGACAAAGAGGAACGCCGCAAACTGAAAACCGCGTCAACTATGCTTCTGCATACGGCAACACATATCGTGGACAGGGTCAGCCTTGAAGATAAGATCAAGCTGAAACGGTCTGCGGATAATTGGGAAATGAAGATGCTTCCCCGGCATACCTCTACGCAGTATCGGAAGCGGGTAGAAAGCGAGATGAAAGAGGAGGGCGTGTGGTGCAGTACGGAGCTGCTCTGTCTGATGGCTGAAAAATCCCTGCTGCAGTGCTGCAAGCCCTGTCGTGAGCCGGAGGAAGAACGGGAGAACTGCCCGCTGCGTCATGCGTTTGTGGGGCTGGATATTCCCGTATTTGATGCGAACCCGTGCGAGGGCGTTTGCCCGTATTGCGTGACGGAGTAATGAACAACGGAAAGGAGCAGCGGTGGTGCAAGAGCATTTAATAGACATACAGGAAGTTATATGCTGGCTTGAAAAGGTCAAGAAGCTGGACGAGCTTATCTGCGCGAAGATGGCAGAACGGGATCAACTGTTTGCACTGGCTACAAGCGTTACGGCAAACATGGACGGGATGCCACACGGCAGCGGAATCTCTGATAAGGTCGGCAACACTGCTGTTAAATTGGCACAAGTCGCAAAGGAGATAGACGAGCAGGTCGATACCTACATAAACCACAAGGCCGATATATTAAAGGCACTGGAACGACTGCCAGCGAATCAATACGGCGCACTGCATCGGCATTATGTACTATTTATGCCGTGGGAAGAAGTGGCGTATGATATGGATAGGAGCTATATGCAGGTTATGAGGTATCGGAAAAAGGGACTGCGAAATTTGCAAAGACACTTTGAAAAAATTTTGCAAAGTGATAGTAAATGTTAGTAAATGTTATAGAATGTTAGTTCGCAAGTGAGATATACTGTATTCGTAAAAATAGCACTGTCCTTCCGGGCGGTGCTTTTTTCATTGTACGGACAAAGGGGGTGAGTGAGTATGTTGTCCGCAAAACAGGAGAAATTTGCACAGAGCATTGCGCTGGAAGGAATGAACCTATCAGACGCATACCGCTCTGCCTATAACACGAAAACAATGACGGATAAGACCACCAATGAGAAAGCAAGTCTTCTTGCGAAAAACGACAAGGTCAGGACGAGAATTGAAGAGCTACGCGATAGTTTAGTCTCGCCGAAGATAATGACGGCTCAGGAACGCTTAAAATGGCTCTCAGAGGTAATCCAAAGCCAGGGGGAATCCACTTCCGACAAACTGAAAGCTGCTGACATTATGAATAAGATGCAGGGCGAGTACGTACAGAAGATCGAAGCGGATATTCCCCGTGCAGTCAATATCAATATCGAGCTGAGTGATGACTGATGGATATTAACATCAAGATTTCAAAAAAGGTGTTCAACGACGTCTATCTGCCATACCTGGACAACGAAGACAGATACCTTGTCTTCTATGGCGGCGGCAGCTCCGGCAAGAGCTATTATATCGGGCAGCGATACATCTATAAGCTGATACACCCGACGCGCTGCAATCTGTTGGTCGTGCGACAGACGGGCGATACGAACAGACGAAGCACGTTCCCGTTATTGAAACAGGTTATTAGCAACTGGAATCTGTCAGAGCATTTTAAGATTAATGAGAGCGATATGCGGATCAGATGCAAACTGACAGGGAATGAGGTTGCTTTTGCTGGCCTGGACGATGTCGAAAAGATTAAATCTATCACCTTTGAAAACGGCGAGCTGACTGATATATGGGTAGAGGAAGCAACAGAAACGCAAGAGGCTGATATCAACCAGCTCAAGGTACGTCTGCGCGGCGGCAAAACGAAGAAGCAAATGGTCTTGAGCTTTAACCCTATCAATATCCAGCATTGGATCAAGAAACATTTCATTGATAGCGGACTTGCGACTGTTTGTTTCAGTACATACAGAGATAACAAGTTTCTCACCGCCGACGACTGTAAAGCCCTGGAAGACTTGAAAAAGACAGACGAATACACATACGAAGTCTACTGTCTGGGGAAGTGGGGAATCCTCGGCAAGACGGTATTCGACGCCAGGGCAATACAGCGGCGGCTTGAAACAATTCCCCAGCCGATTAAGACGGGCTATTTCATCTACGACTACGACGGCCTGCGGATCACTAACATTAAGTGGGTAAGCGATAAGAACGGCTATATCAAGCTATATCAGATGCCGAACGTGCCAGCCTTCACGGAATACTGTATCGGCGGCGATACTGCCGGAGAGGGCAGCGACTTCTTTACCGGCCACGTCCTTGACGCAAAAACAGGCGTGCAGGTAGCAGTATTAAGACATCAATTCGATGCGGATCAATACGCCAGACAAATGTATTGTTTGGGTAAGTATTATAAAGACGCCCTAATTAGTGTTGAGGCGAACTTTGACAGTTATCCGATCCGTGAGCTGCAGCGGCTTCAATATCCAAAGCAGTATGTGCGAGAAGTGCAAGATACATACACTGGCAAAACGGAAAAAAGGTTCGGTTTCAAAACTACGTCGCTTACTCGCCCGACCATTTTGTCGAAACTGATAGAAATTGTGCGAGAGCATTGCCAGCTGCTCAACGACAAGGAAACACTGGAAGAACTCTTGACGATCATTAGAAACGAGAAGGGGCGTATTGAAGCACCGCAGGGTGGCCACGATGACTTAACCATGGGGTTGGCTATTGCTTTCGATGCTAAAGAACAAGTAGTTTTCCCTGCCGAACCGATAAACGTAGCCCCGCAATATCACTTCAATATCGAAAGAGCAATGGAAGTACAGTACGACTACGGCGAAGATATGGTCGTTATATAGGAGGGTAACATGGAAGCACTGCTTATGCTGATTGTGGGAGCGACTGCTATTGCCTGCTTCATCATTGGCGCAAAGGTAGGCCAGACGGTGAGCAAGGGCGAAAAGATTGAAACGCCTACGATCAACCCTATTGAGGCATTCAGGAAACACGAAGCAAAGAAGGAAGCGCAGATGGAGCAGGACAGGATTGACACTATCATGCGCAATATCGAGCGATACGATGGAACAGGGAAGGGACAAGAGGACGTTCCGCACTAAAGGGAAGCACAATGAGTGGCAAATATACCGTGTATATGCACGAACACCGCGAAAGCGGCAAAAAATACATAGGTATTACCGGCTTGAAGCCTGAACACAGGTGGAACAATGGTAAGGGCTATACGTCCGGCTATTTTCGCAACGCCATTGATAGGCACGGTTGGGATGCGTTTAGGCATGAGATTCTTTATGTAAACCTAACTAAAGAAGAGGCCTGTAGGTTGGAGTGTGAGCTGATTGCAAAGTATCAATCTAACAACCCCGATTATGGGTACAACTGCTCTATCGGCGGGGAAATGTCTGCGCTTGGTTGCCATTGGTCGCTTGGCGAGGACACGAAAAGAAAAATGAGAAAGCCCAAAACGGAGACGCATCGAAAGCGAATTAGCGAATCCCGCAAAGGAAGTGGCAATCCGATGTATGGCAAAAAACTTTCTGCGGAACACAGGCGCAAGATTAGTGAAGGAGAAAAAGGGAAAAGGCTGTCCGAAGACCATAAAGCAAAAATAAGCGGCGCAAATAACTATAAGTCAAAAAGAGTTGCTCAGTATGACGCAAAAACAGGGCAGCTCATTTTTGTGTGGGAGTGTGCGAGTAAGGCTGCTAAAGACTGCCACATAACACAAGCGAACATATCTGCCTGCTGTCGAAACGAAAGAAGGACGGCGGGCGGGTTTCGTTGGGAGTATATAAGCGAGGTAATATAACATGGATATTCAGGAAATAAAAGAGACGCCGATTTGGCAGCTCTATGAACGTGGGCGCAATTACCACAGACAGACCGGCATTTATGTAGATACCGACAGGAACTACAGAATGTATAACGGCGACCAGTGGGGCGGGGCTAAACTTGGAGAAGTTGAAGGCGTTATGAAGAACTTCATCAAGCCTATTGTTAAGTACAAAGTATCGGTCATTCACGATAACCTGTACGCTATCAACTACTCTTCTCAGAACCATGAGAACAGAGAGTTTCAGACCACTTCCGGGCGTTACTGTGAAATGCTGAACAGATACGCACATCGGGTGTGGGAAAAAGACAAGATGGACTACAAAGGCCGCAGGGTGACGAAGG